CGCATCTTTGGCAAAAAACCAACCAAAAAGGAAGAAAAGAAATGAAAAAGTTTATTCTATTGGCAGTCATTGCATCATCAACAACAATTGCGGCTGACCGTGTTGCAACCTATGACTTTGACAAAGACGGTAAGGTCTCATTTGCAGATCTCAATCGTTATTGCGATGTCTCAGAAACTCTATTCAAAAGAGCAGACAAGAACAGCGACGGTTTCTTGAGCGAAGCAGAAATGCGCACTGCTAAAGAATATCTATTCAATCGCTGCGCTGATCGTTTTGCAAGTGTCAATGCAAACTTGAATAAGTAAGAGTAGAATTCGCGGGATAGTGAAACAGCATCACAGCGGACTCATAATCCGCAGTTCCGAGTGCAACTCTCGGTCCCGCTACCAATTCTGGAATTATTATGAAAGCAATAGTATGGTCTAAACCAAAATGTCCTCATTGCGTCAGAGCAAAGGTATTGCTTGCACAAAAGGGATATGAGATAGAAGAAAGAATTATTGGTTTAGATTATACAAAAGAGCAGCTTCTGGAATCTGTTCCAACAGCGAAGTCTGTTCCACAAATTTTTGTAGATGATAAGTATATTGGTGGATGTGACGAATTAATTAAATATCTTGGGGATTAAAATTGATCTCAGTTATTGTTCCCGTCTGTTGGGGATTCAAACCGTTTACAAATTTCCTCTCTAATCTAGTTGAACTGCCTGTTATCGGCGAAGTAATTCTAATTGATAACAATAATAAACTTGCACCAAAGCATAAGATCTTAGAACACTCTAAGATTAAACATCACATTATGCAGGAAAACATTTTTGTGAATCCTGCATGGAACATGGGCGTGGATATCGCAAAACATGATATCCTTTGCATATTGAGTGATGACATTTTAATTGATCTTCGTGTATTTTTAGAAGCAGATAAATTTGTTACGAAAGAAATTGGTGTTCTTGGAATTGAAATTAAGTTTGATTATTTTAATGCATTGAATAACAATTTTGATAAGATAGAGAATATTGAGAATATTATTATTTCTGGCGACATATCAATTAATGAGTTTGGTGTTTATGGGACACCAGTTGGTGGTGGAACAATTTTTTTCATACACAAAGAAAATTGGATAAAAATCCCAGATCCGTTTAAAATTTATTATGGTGATAATTGGATCTATAATACACAAAAATTTGTTGGCAGAAAGAATTATAAAATGATGAATGTGTTTTTTAACACGCCATGGTTCATTGCAAGCAAAATTGGAATGGGTGCGGAATACCAACAAAGTGATGAATATTGGAACAACGAAAATTTAGAAAATTTTAGAAATCACCAGATTGCATTCATTCAAGAAAACAATTTAGAAATACCAGATTATCTTCTAAACAACGATTCAGCAAAAACCAATAACGAATAGCCCATTGCAGCCGTTCTGGACTTTAACAGGTAGGCTAGTAGACCCCCCAGACCGACCCGCTGCAATAGGATTGCAGGAGGTTTTACAGACCCTGTGCAAGTTATTGATTTTATTAGAGTTTTTATTCTTGCTATTTTAGACCATTTCAGCGATAATAGTCTTATGGGATGGGAAATTGGTTCCCGCCCGAAATAGGAAGGAAATTTTATTATGGGTCTTTCGATTAGAGAAATGCGTACTGTCCTCGCTGCTGAGCGTTCGACGATGAAGATTAATCTCGATACGATCAAGGGTCTGCGTGAGTCGGTGAAGACTTCGCGAAAGCGGCAGAAGGAACTGCGCGAGAAACTTCGCGAGGAAGCCAAGATTCGTCGCGTCGTGAAGGCTGATGCGCGTCGTTTGGCGAAGGAGCAGCGTGATGCGAAGCGTGCGGAGAAGGTTGCTGCGCGGATTGCGAAAGCGGAAGCGCGACTCCAGGCTCTGCGCGATAAGGCGAATGCGCCGAAGCAGATCCGTAAGAACCAGCGTGCTGCTGGTCCTGTGAAGGTCTATACCGCTGAAGAAATTGCTGCGCTGAATGCGTAAGTCCTTGATGGGCAAGGAGTTTTTCTCCTTGCCCTTTTTCTTGCTTCGCGGTATAATTGTTGTATGATAAAGATTCGCGCTACGATTTACCCCATAGGCGACGGCAAGACCAACAAGGTCGACCGTTATCTGTGGGCTGAACAGGGTCGATATTATAAGACTCTGGTGAACGCGCAACGCGCCATTGAGCGCAATGCGAAGTTGATGGTGTCGTCACCTGCGTGTGGTGGCAAGATTATAACGCTGGTGGATATTTACTGATGAAACTCTATTTTTATTCTGATCCTGGTCATGGTTGGCTTTCGGTGAGTCGCAAGACTCTGGCGAAGTATGTTGATCTGAAAGAAGTTTCGACATATTCTTATCAGCGAAACGATCGTGTCTTTCTTGAGGAAGATCTTGACGCTAATTTGTTTATCAGTGCACTGCGAAAGGCTGGTAAGACGATTGAGTTTGTGCAATACAATACCAATCGGCAAAGCAAGATTCGCAATTACAGTTCGTTTCGTGCGTAATTCTTGCGGCTTTACTTTTGCGATTGTTGGTAGTATAATTGTTGGTGTCCGTTGTTAATTTGTTATGGAGTTATTATGAAAAAGGTTGAAGTTCTTTACACGTTGATGAAAGATGGCAAGCCTGTGCCTGTTGAGAAGATGATCAAGACTCTCAATGTAAAGCAGGGTTCCATTATGTGTCTTATCTCGGCACTGAGAAACGATTTCGGTGGTGAGGTTAAGACTGAGCGTGACGGTCGTAAGGTTCTGTCGTATCAGTTGACAAATGCTGATAAGGTCAAGATCCCTACGAAGGTTGCCAAGACGAAGGCTCCGAAGGCAGCAAAGATTGCTGTTCTGAAGACCAAGACGAAGATTGCGAAGACTGCGAAGGCAGTAGATAATCCCGACATTCCGACTTTGGATGTTGAGGAAATCAATGACTCAGAACTCGAGTCGCTGAAGGCTGAGTTGGGTCTGGCTGATTCTTATCGCGAATAAGATTAAGTCTGGCGTGAGGGGAGGTAACACTCCCCTCTTTTTATTTGTCTCCGTTGTGAGACGCAATCATGTCACCGATGTGTGACGGAGTAAAATATGAAAGTTGTATATACACAGATGACTGTGCAAGAAGTTGTGCATCTTGCGATTACAGGAAAGTTGAATCCGGATCCGATCGGACAACGACCGCCCACTTCTCAGGGCAACACTAAAAACGAAGAAATCGTCAAGTCTTTATTGTCTGGCGTTGGTATCGGCATGATAACATTGCGCGATATCTCTGAAGACGAGGAAATGCAAAAAAAATATCCTGGTGTTAAATATCTCGTGATCGATGGTGGCCACCGAGTTCGCGGTGTTGTTGGCTTTTATCAAAACAAATTTGCTGTTAACAAAAAGAAATTCAAGGATTTAAATATCTCCTTCGAAGACTATCAAATTGCTCTTGATATCACAACTTGCACTTCGCAAGAAGCCATTGAAAAGTTCCGCAATCTGAATCAAACCACACCAGTAAATGCGATGGAGATGCTGATGTGTGACGACCAGTCAGAGCTTTGTCGTGCTGTTCGTTCGTTTACTCGTTACTATCCTGAGTACAAAAACGAAGCGCATGAGTTGTTTGAAACTGCATTTGACAAACATGGCGTCGAAAAATCGAAGTTCTTCGACATGGCACCAAATCATCGCCGCAAGTGGGACGAATATGTGTTCCTTGCGCTGATTAAATCGCACGGTGGTGGTAATGTTGGTGCTGGTATTCCAACATTCTACGATGCTGTTGATCAAGAGTACAATGGAAATATCATCGCAACCAAAACTGTGCTGAAAAATGTTGAGCGTTTTCTTGATGATATTACGAGAATCGCATATGAGCGAAAGCCATATAAACTGAACACCGATGTGTTCGCTGCACTTCAATTGGTTTGGTTTGCTTTCTATGAGAAAAACAAGAACTTCAAGATCGATGACTACAAGAAGTTCTATGAGTCTTTCTTGACTGGATATTCGTTGCTTACTGGTAATGCTGACACCACATACAATAACAAGACAATCAAGTATGGTGGTGAGATTTATCTAATTAAAGAGTTTGTTCGCAAGAATATTACTAACTTTTCTAGCAGCGATCTTCAGAAAGAATGCGCTAAACTTCTTCTTGGAGAAATGGGCGATGACTGTGGCGTGATCTTTCGCGACAGTAAGCGAAGCCTGACGACTTCTGAGCGTGAGCAGAAACTAGCGATTCAGGGGTTCAAGTGTGCTATTGATGGTGAGCCGCTGCGTCTTGAAGACTCTGTGTGGGGTCACGATACTGCTTGGGCTCAGGGCGGTGAGTTGATGGACGGTGCTGTGATTCGTAAGACTCATAACCGCGACATGGGTACGACGACTCTTGATGAGTATCGTATGATTCTTAAGTTACGTTCGGAGAAAAAGTAATGAATCAGGATGAAAAACAAATGCTCAAATTGTATGATGATCTCTATTTGTACATGGGCAAACATCTGAGCGAAAAAATGCCACCATTGGCTGTTGCTGCAGTAATGATGACTACAGCATTGCGGTTATATAAAACAACGCTGAGTCCAGAAGATTATGAACAAATGATGAACTTTGTTTCAGACAGTCGCGACAAGATTCAGAAGTTTGGTGATGAAATTGATCGGACTTTGAACTAATGAACATTTTTTATCTTGACAAAGACGCGAAAACTGCAGCACAGTATCATTGTGATAAACATGTTGTCAAGATGATTATCGAGTATGCTCAGTTGCTTTCGACTGCCCATAGGATTCTTGATGGTACTCAATATCTAGATAAGACTGCGAATGGTCGAAACATCAAACGATGGAAACTGGATGACTATCGTGAGTATAATCTATACAAAGCATCGCATGTCAATCACCCTAGTGGTGTTTGGGTGCGAGATTCGCTAGATCATTATCAGTGGCTCTGGAATCTGGCGGCTGAACTTTGTCAAGAATATCGTTACCGCTATGGTGGTAAGACTGATAAACAGCACAAGACCAGTTTGGTGATTCAGAGTCTGAGTTTTGCCCCAAACAATATACCACGAACTGGATTGTTCTCTGAGCCGCCACAAGCCATGCCTGCAGACGCCAAGATTCCTGGCGATTCAGTCGCTGCATATCGTAACTATTACAAGTTGTACAAGAGCAGTTTTGCTCGTTGGACGAATAGGGAGATTCCTAGCTGGTATAAATAATGCTATGCTAGATTTTATTTCGTTCATACAAGAACAAACCGAGAACAGTCCAGGACTCCACGTCTTTGATGTGGACGACACATTGTTCCACACCACAGCCAAAGTTCGTGTCATGAAGGGAAATAAACTTGTACAGACTCTGTCTAATGCAGAATATAACACACATAAACTCCCAGAAGGTCATAATTATGATTTTTCTGAGTTTAGATCTGCAGAAAAATTCGATACTGAGTCAAAACCAAATAAACGCATGTTAGAAAAAATGCGTAGACTCCACGAAAAAACAAAAGCCACTGGTGGTAAAGTTATTATCAATACAGCACGTGCTGACTTTGACGATAAAGATCGTTTTCTTGGTGCATTCAGAAAACAGAATGTAGACATTGACAATATTCATGTGTACAGGGCTGGTAATGATAAGAGTGAAGGCACAGTTGCTGAAAAGAAAACAAACATTATTCGTGATCAATTAAAGAATGGAAATTATACTCACGTGAGTCTTCACGATGACAGCGAAGATAATTTAAAACAATTCTTAACATTGCATGATGAGTTTCCAAACATTAAATTTAATGCGCATCATGTTAAACCAGATGGAAAATCTAAAAGATATACTGGGTGATTTATGCCAATTTATGAGTTTGTGAATACAAAAACAAAACAACTTGAAGAGCATTCAATGCCTATTTCTGCCTATGACAAATTTAAGGCAGACAATCCACATTTAGAAAGATATTATAGCGAAGCCCCATTATTCAGTTATTCTGGAACTGGTGATATGGCTGGAAAGAAAACAGACAACACTTGGAAAGAAGTCATGCATAAAATTGCTGAACAAAATCCTCGTAGTCCATTGGCTGATAAAGTTCTTAAGAAAAGTACAAAGCGTGTTAAAACGGATCAAGTATTGAAGAAACATAATCTAGCATAAGGATTTACTGTGTCTAAAAAGAAAAACGGTAACACATTTATTCAAGTGTCTGAACAACCAGCTGAAAAAAAACCAGCAAGAATCAAAGCAGCTGAGTTAAAAGCATTTGAGCCATTAACTTCTAATCAGGCTTTGTTCTTTGAAGCCTACAAACGTGGTGACTATTTTACTATGCTCTGTGGTTCGGCTGGTACTGGCAAATCATTTATTGCAGTTTACAAGGCAATAGAAGAAGTCCTGGATAAAACATCATCATTCCACCATGTAATCATTGTTCGCTCCGCCGTACAATCTCGTGATCTTGGATTCACTCCTGGATCTGTTGAAGAAAAAATGAGTTTGTATGAACAACCTTATATGCAAATTTGTCATACGTTATTTGGTCGCCGTGATGCTTATGAGGCTCTCAAAGAATGTGGTCGTATTGAGTTTATATCTACAAGTTTCATTCGTGGTATGAGTTTCGATGATTCGATTATCATCGTAGACGAATGCCAGAACATGACATTCGAAGAATTGTCGACAATTATGACAAGAGTTGGTTATCGTTCCAAGATTATCTTCTGTGGCGATTACAAACAGACAGACCTATATCGTAAGGCTGGTGATAAATCTGGTATGCGCAAGTTTCATGAAATTGCCAAGAGTATGCCATCGTTTACCAATATCGAGTTTACAACAGACGATATTGTTCGCTCTTCTCTTGTTAAAGACTTCTTGGTTGCAGTAGAAAAATATGAGCAAGAACAAAATACTTGACAATTGCTTGCTAATATAGTAGAATAGACTATGTCGACCATGATAAGGATACTTTTGTAATGTTTAATCATATCTCTCACCAGTTCCCCCAACTACTCCAAGAAAACTTGGATGGAACAAGAGTATACGTCACGCCGAATGGCGATAAGTATCCTTCTGTCACAACAGTTCTTGCTGATTATGGCAAAGAAGCAATTTTAGAATGGCGCAAAAAGGTTGGTGAGGAAAAAGCCAACGAGATTTCTCGCAAAGCCACTACTCGCGGCACTGGTGTTCATAAAGCACTTGAACTCTATCTTAAGAACGAAGACATCTCTTCTCTCGAGATGATGCCAAATGTCAGGTCTCTCTTCGTTCGCATGAAGCAAGAGATTGATGGCAAAGTGGACAATATTCACTGTCTCGAAGATAAACTCTATTCCCATAAACTTAGACTTGCTGGAACTGTTGACTGCATTGCCGAACATAATGGTGTTCTTTCAGTCATCGACTTTAAGACTTCTGTTCGTTTAAAGAAAAAAGAAAACATCGGAAACTATTTTATGCAAGGTGCCGCCTATGCAACGATGTTTACAGAATTGACAAATATTCCGATTAACCAAGTCATTATTCTCATTGGCGTTGACACTGCTAACTTTTGTCAAACTCTTAAGGTTGAAGGTGATGACCTAAATAATTACAAGAGTCAACTGCAAACTTATATCGATGCATACTTTGACAAGCATACCAATTTACTTGGAGAGTAAAATGAAATGTACAGCTGTTATCACTGCAATCCTCCTTCTTGGCTCAGCAAATGCCATGGCTCAGAACGCCAGCGATACCGACGTATTATTGGGTGCCGCTGCTGGAGCCGCACTTGGTTCGACCATCGGACAGGGAGACGGTAAGAAGATTGCCACTGTCATTGGTGGACTGCTTGGCGCAGAAATGGCACGCGATGCTGCCGAGAATCGCGATTATCGAAATGAATCTTCTCGCAGCACGAAATATCGGACCAATCCTTATTTTAAAAAGCAACGAATCATTCGTTATTGCGAACGTAATATTCCAATTGAATATGTTGACTATCCAGATGCAGCACGTGCTTGGGTTGAGGGTTGTGTGAAACGTCAGAATATGCTTATGCTTGAAATTCAAAACCAAGCATATGAAGATGGCTTATATGGTCGTCATTGATTAAACCTATCGCAACAATTTAATCAATTAATGGAGCAAACTCCTTGATTTTGGAGTTTTGCCCATATATAATCATGTCTATATCTTTTACACAGGAGTGTTTGAAATGAAAACAGTTGGATATTTATTAGATAAATTCATAGTTACTGGTGTGAAGCCAGGTGCATTGACACCTGATAATGCTTTCGAGAATATTACAGAAAACAGTTTTATTGGCAAGTGGAAAGTGATTGTCTATTATCCAAAAGACTTTACCTTTGTTTGCCCAACAGAAATTATTGCCTATGATAAGTTGAACAAGGATTTCGCTGATCGCGACGCAGTTCTTTTGATTGGCAGCACAGATAATGAGTTCTGTAAGTTGGCATGGAAAAATGCTCACGAAGGATTGAAGGCAACCACCTCATGGTTCTTTGCTGACACTCACCGCAATGATTCCTATGACTACAGCAGCGATGATCGAAGTCTCATCGACCAACTTGGTGCGTTCTATAATCCAGCTGGTGCTGCTCTTCGCGCAACCTTTATTGTTGATCCGGATAATGTGATTCAGCATGTTACGGTCAACAATCTAAACGTCGGTCGTAATGCTGATGAGACACTTCGTGTTCTTGATGCACTGCAAACTGGCGAACTCTGCGCATGTAATCGTCAGATCGGTGGGGCAACACTCTAATGAGTTGGATTGAATCACTCAAATCAGTAATCCCTGATTATGCGAAGGATACGCGATTGAATCTAGATGCTGTGCTTCTGCGCAGTACTCTAGATCCTGTCGTTGCGCAAGGATGCGCTCTTGCCGCAGCACACGCAACTGGCAATGGCAAAGTCGTGACTGTGATTGACAGCGGCTTTGATGATCGCAAGGAATGCGATGCTGCAATGACAGCAGCCTGTATCATGGCACAAAACAATGTTTGGTATCCATATGTCGAAATGGCAGATGATTCTGCACTCAAAGGATTGCCTGCTGGATTGCGTATGAATGCAATTATGAATCATGGTGGCACTTCAAAAGCAAATTTTGAAGCATATTCTCTCGCAGCCTCAATCGTAGGCAAATGCCACTTTTGTGTGAAGGCGCATTATGATAATCTGAAGAAGATGGACTATACTATAGAACAACTTCGCGACATTGGTCGTATTGCTGCTGTTATGAATAGCGTTTGTAAAGTCTTGAATGGCTAAATAATACTACCTTTTTGTTTCTAATTGGAGTATAATATGGTAAGTGATCAACAACCATGTAGATGCGGAAGAAGCCCAGATGGATTGTGCGTTGGTTTGCATAATATGACAAACGAACAATACAAAAAATATCTGGAAGAACAGCATAAAATGTTGAATGAACAAACAAAGCAACAGTTTCTTACAGAAGGATAATATGTGGATCTTGTTTTGGAAGTGTTGTGGTATTGTCGTTGGAATTTTATACTCATCACTTTTAATTGTTGATTTTATTGAAGATCTTTTCGAATAATGGTAGTAAACTGACAGCTAAAGGTGTTTCGGACGTGGGTTCGACTCCCACCATCTCCACCAAATATCAATATGCCCACCACCTCTGCAGCAATGTACGTGGTGGCTATCTACGGGGATGTAATGGCTTCGACGGGGCAAGTAATAACCTGACGGCTACCAGTGAGGCGACTGACTTAATCAGCGCAAACCTAGTAAACGCAAACGATGATGTTTACGAAATGGCTCTTGCTGCTTAATTGCAGTATAAGAATACCAGAGTTGACCGCTTGGTAACAGAAAGGTCAGGGGTGGTGGTGCGAACCACCACTCTTTTCTTTCCACTGCAATAATGGAGGAAACAACATGAATGCAGTAAATTTACTTCGTGATGTAGAAAACTTTTTTGATCGCAACCATAATTTGTTCATTAGATTCGGTGGGTTGTTTGCATTTATTTTCTTCACAATGTATGTACCTTTCACTGTACAACATCGTGCAATGCAACAGTATGAAGCCCAACAAGCAACAAGCATTGCGCTTGCTAATGAACTAGATCTACTTTCGCATCAAGTAGAGTTCCTCAGTTTAAGTTTTGACAAACAACAAGCAGTTTTACGAGAGGTTGAGTGTCTTGCTCAGAATATCTATTTCGAGGCAAGATCAGAATCAACTGCTGGTAAAATTGCCGTTGCTACTGTCACACTCAATCGAGTCAAAGAAGGATTTGCTCGATCTGTTTGTGCAGTAGTAAAGCAAAAGCGCAATGGTGTTTGCCAGTTCTCTTGGGTTTGCCAAGATGACAAAGCAATTCGCTCGAAATCTGAATACAAAGAAGCACAAAAAATTGCTCAGAATATATTGATTTCTAAACGAAACTACGGTACAATGGATGGTGCGTTATACTTTCATGCGGATTATGTCAATCCTAACTGGAAGCAAACGAAAGAATTTGTAAAGAAAATTGGTCGACATTTGTTCTACAAAGAGAGTTGATATGCGAATACTTGAAGATGTGAAACTTGATTATAAAGATGTTTTGATAACTCCTAAACGATCAACGATAGCAACAAGAAGTGCAGTAATATTAGAACGTACATTTAAATTCCGCAGCGGCAATGAGTGGCGCGGAGTCCCAATTATTGCTGCTAACATGGATGGCGTTGGTACTCTTCAGATGGATGAAGAACTGGACAAACACAAGTGCATGGTCGCACTGACTAAACATATTCCTGATGTAGAGTTAATCGAACGATTCAAACAGAAACTGAATAGTTCGATTTATTCATTGGGAATATCAGATAAAGACTTGTCAAAGTTTGATAATGTCTATAATATAGTAGGCAATAAACATATACCTGTCTGTATCGACGTTGCGAATGGATATACGCAACAGTTTGTTGATTTTGTTTATAAGTTTCGTGATCGTTATCCATACGTTTTGTTAATGGCAGGTAATGTTGTCACGCCAGAGATGACTGAGGAATTAATTCTCGCAGGTGTTGACGTTGTGAAAGTTGGTATTGGTCCTGGTTCAGTTTGCACTACTCGCAAAATGACAGGAATCGGCTACCCGCAGTTGAGTGCGGTTATAGAGTGTGCTGATGCCGCTCATGGTCTCAAGGGTCACATTATAGCGGATGGAGGGTGTTCCGTTCCTGGAGACGTTGTGAAAGCATTTGCTGCGGGTGCCGATTTTGTGATGCTAGGGTCAATGCTTGCAGGTCACAAAGAAGGTGGCGCCAGTTCACTTGGTGGTAATAAATTCTATGGTATGAGTTCTGACACTGCTATGGATTTACATAATGGTGGTGTTGCAAACTATAGAGCATCCGAAGGCAAGACTGTGGAGATTCCTTATCGTGGAGCAGTATCTAAAACGCTCTCTGATATTTTGGGTGGTTTACGTTCTGCATGTACATATATTGGAGCAGGTGAATTGAAAGAACTGAGTAAGCGTGCGACATTTGTTCGCGTCACTCAGCAACTGAATAATTCCCTGAATGCTTATGAGATCTAATATGGCAAGTCGCGAAGAAAAGAATAATTTCTCTATGATGATCATGGAGATTGCTCTGAAAGAAAAGATTGATCACATGGATGCAATCACAACTTACTGTGAGCGAAATAATCTTGAGATTGAAATCGCTGCAACAATGATCAATGAATCTCTTAAGAGCATTATTGAAGGTGAGGCAATGGAACTAAGATTTTTGCCACGAGGAAGTCGACTGCCTCTATGAGAGGATATGATCTATACTGCATGTATCAAGCCATTAAGTTACATTTCTCCACTGAGGGATATAACTTCTTTCAATATGATGGCAAAACTCGCGTTTCTATAGAAGCATTCGAAAAACGTAGAGATAAATTTCTATTTCATAGACTAGCGAGAAAATATCGTGACGACGAAATGGTTAGTTTTCTGGTTGCTAATTTTGTACACAGTGACAGCAATTGGACTAAATCACTTCTTGAAGAAGAAGCCGAAAGCACTTACGCAGAATGGAAAAGAATAACAGACTCGATGAGTCGAGTTTATGTTGAAGATCTTAATAGGATTTGCCCCAATCCAAAAGAATTCAACGATTTGTTTAAGGTCGAAGATGGGCAGTTTCCAAAACTGTTAGTGTTATTTTTACAAAAAGAAGTAACACTTGAGACGATGGTAATCCTCAATAACATCTTCGACTTTGTTCGTATCTGGGATAAAAAGATCAGCGATGATATTATCTATCCCAAGATTTCAAGAAAAATCCGTAAATACGGAGCATTCTTGAATGTGGATGTCAGTAAGTATAAATTGCTAACGAAGAAGGCTTTACTTGCTGATGAGAATACTATATAATAATATGGTAATGAAGAAAGTGGATAAGTCGTTAATACAATTCATACATCGCAATACGGAGTAATACAAATGACACTATCTAGTCTAAAGAAGGGTTCGTCCCTTGATAAGTTAAAGAAAGCAGTTGAACAATCTGCAGGTGGTAATAGTGGTGGCAAAGGCGCAGATGAGCGTTTCTGGCAACCTGAAGTTGACGCTGCTGGCAACGGATACGCAGTTATTCGTTTTCTTGATACGCCAGCTGTTGACGGTGAAGACGGTCTACCGTGGGTTCAAATCTGGTCGCACGGTTTCCAAGGTCCAGGTGGTTGGTACATTGAGAATTCTCTCACAACTCTTGGCAAGACTGACCCAGTCTCTGAGCATAATACAGTTCTTTGGAATTCTGGCATTGAAGCCAACAAGGAAATTGCTCGCAAGCAAAAGCGCAAGTTGACGTACATCGCAAATGTGCTTGTCATCTCTGACGCCAAGCGTCCGCAGAACGAAGGTAAGGTATTCCTCTACAAGTTTGGTAAGAAAATCTTTGATAAGATCAAGGAACAACTCGAACCACAATTTGAAGATGAGAAGCCAATGAATCCCTTTGATTTCTGGAAGGGTGCTAACTTCAAGATTAAAATTCGTAACGTCGAAGGTTATCGTAACTATGACAAGTCAGAGTTTGATACTCCTGCTCCATTGTTTGATGGTGAAGACGAGAAGATTGAAAAGGTCTGGAAGTCTGCACACTCACTCAAGGATTTCTTGAAGCCAGAAAACTTCAAGTCTTACGATGAGTTGAAGGCGAAGTTAGATAAAGTTCTTGGTGCTGGTGGCGCAACTGCTGCGTCTGCGCGTAAGATCGAAGATGAGGAAGTTTCTGCTCCTGTCGTTCGTTCTGCTCCAGCCAAGAAGGTAACTGCTGAAGATGTCAGCGTCTCTGATGATGACGATATGGCATTCTTCGAGAAGCTGGCTGCTGAGTAATTTCGATTAGAAAACCGTAGATGTTTTCAGGCGCACTTCGGTGCGCCTTTTTTTATCTACCATATCCCATATATTGTGGATGATTGGAGTCAGCAGTTGATAGTCTATTGAACGTGCTCTCATCAGCAAATACTCTACCAGTTTTATTATCACTTGTTTTTGCAGTAATTGCTTTGTTATTGTTGATAATAATTGGAGCAGCTCTATCTGATTTATCCGTTTGTTTTTGATTTCTATTCATAGAAGAAGCACGAAGATCATCCTTTTCTTTTTTAGCGTTAAGTATATCTCTTGTGTCGGATGACATTCCATTTAATGGAGTTGGCTCAAGATCAGATGGACCATATCCATTTTCTCTTGCCTTAACTTCTCTTAATATCGCACCAGCATTTTTCCCGCCATAGAAATCTGCATATAATGCTTTGAATTTTTCCCAAGGATCATTTGAATCATCTTCAGAGTCTTCCGTCAATTGCTCAACGTCTTTCTCAACCTTGCGAAGTGACTTTTGATCAGTCTTGCCATCTACACTAATATCTTCAATCTCTTCAGTCAATGTGTTTCCATTTACATTGATGCTTTCAATTTCATCTGATATATCATCGATTGCATCACTTTGAGTTTGCCCCATAACTTGAATGTCTTCAATCTCATCAAACATTTCATCTAGTGTATCATTAAATTGTTGATTGATCGCAGAAGTTGTTCCAACATCTTTGACAGTTGGAGGTGGTTCCTGAATTGGTGGTTGATCAATTGTAGGTAGAGTTGATGGCTCAATCGGTTGCTGTTGTAACTGCTCTAAAATATTATCAGGAAGCGTATCTGGTATTATTGAAGGAATTGTTGGACTAAATCCTAAATTACCTGGATCAAAATTCATTAAATCTGGATTATACATCAATCCATCTAATCCATTTGTAATCCCGCTATCTGTTGTTGATAGCGCAGCAGCAGCGTTCTGAATAGTTGGGTCTTGAGCACCAGAATTATATGTTTTCTGAATTGCTTCTTGTATACTGTCTAGATTAAATGGTGCTGAGAATCCTGGAGTGTTTGTTGTATTAGTTGCATCAGAAGATTTTGCATATGTTGATGCTGGCTCTTGAGTTGCTTCTCCAATTTTATCGTTAATTGCAGATGATATCATATTATTAATATCTTTGGTATCAGATCCAATGATATTTTTAACAATATCTTCAGTGTCCATTTTAAATGAACTCATTATATCAGATGCGCCAACGTATCCACCACCAAATCGCTTGGCGAATCCATTTCGCAGCTCGTCGCCTTTCATTGCAAAAGGCGATTCAAACTCTGATTGACCTTTGATCATTTATTCTTTCTCTGCATTTGTCGTTCTCTTAACCTATCATTTTCCTCTTTCACATGTTGTGCCACCAATGAAACATACGTTGCTCTTTCCCATGGAAGCATTTGTTCTAACTCACTCAAACTATATCCATGGTGTTGCATTAAAGCAAAATTTGTTGTAAAGTATGTTTTCAAATTCTCATTACGAAGGCTTATACGAAAAAATCGAGGAGACCCTCCAGTCTGACAGTATGTGTTTTATTACACTTACCGCAAACTAATTGATTCTCATATCTTAAAATTGGCATATCTAAAAAGAATTTCTTAATCTTTTTAAATTGCTCAGTTGTTAAATTATCTACAAATGCATCAAACTCACCTTGCTGCATTTCTTCTATTTTATAAACTTGATTCTCATCATAAAGATACTCAGTGCATTGTTTAATAATCTCTGTTGGTGCATCTTTAGTGTTAAGTTTTTCAACAAGGACCTTTGAAATTTCAATAGTTGGATAATTTAATTTCATACCAACTGTATTGGTTAAAGATACGATATTGTTAGATGGTTTATGTTCATAGGCTACCTTTAGTAGATCTATGTCTAATTCCATCTTTCCCTTACACTTTCTCTTTCCTTCAGGCAAATCTATTGTGTTTTCACAAACATATTCCAACGATACAATTTCGCCAATTGATCTGGCTCTTAGATTCAGAAACAGATACTCAATCTCATATAAAGGTAACGATTCAACATCAATCTTATCTAGAACACAATTGTTAATAATTTGTTTTATTGCGTCTAAACTTGTTTGGTAATCTCTTGATTCCAATGCCATTAAAAGAATCTTTTCTTCTTTAACAACAAAGGGACGAAATGTTATCTCTTTATCAATAGATTCAATTCTAATTTTATAAGTCGGCAAATCAATTTTCGGTATACCCATAATTTACTCCATAGTTATCTTGGCGATACGTTTCTTTTTCCTGTTCTACCAACCACATCAATACTTGTTAAAATTTCTTTAGGACCTGTTTTTCCAACTACATTTATTCCTGTTAATACTTCCTTACCACCAGTTTTACCAATAACATTAATACCTGTCAATACTTCCTTACCACCAATCTTTTTACGACCGCCATTAATTATTTCGATGCCTTCTAATACTATAGGCGCATCGTTATCTGTTCGTTCATATTCATCTGCATTAAAACTTCTCCAATAGCGATATGAGAAGTTTACATCGAGTCTGATTGGTTCTTGTTCAGCCCAACTTCCTTTGACTTCTCTAACAGCAATAGGAAATGCTTCATATAATCTGACGCCATATGAGATTCTATTGCCATCTTCTGAAATTTGAAACACATCAATCTCTCCAATGTATTCATCTCGATATCTGAAATCAAATTTGCTTTCTTTTGGGTTGATAAAATTCATCCATGCATCGAAGAATACTTTTTGGCGCATATCATCGTCAACGAGGAACGTTGTTGATACGTCTGCATATTCGCTTCTGGCTGGTATGTTTAGTGGCGGACCACCTAAAAACAAATTGTTTGTGAGTATTTCATATCCTGGAATCAGAACAGATTCTGCATAATAGGTTAGATAATTATCTTTGTTTTTATAATTCAGAATTTGTATTAATTCTCTTGGTGGTTTGATATTAATAGCAATTCTATTGAGTTTAGAGAACCCACTCAGCCTTACTTCCGAGAGAAAGTTATTAATGTCTAATGTTTTTTGTGGATCAATTGCCATTAACCATAACTCCGCATATTTTGCACTGGAAGGTATATCGCTGTTTCCCAGTTATTTGGCTCAATATAAACTATTGAGGATACCATTTGATCATACAAGTATCTTCTCATGCAGTTTTTAACTGCTGCAAACTGACTCATGTTCTTAATCAAATCATACGAAAGAACGAATCTTGTAGAATCATCATATTTATCATTGTTCAAGAACATTGAAAGACCATCCAATAATGGTAATCTCATTCCAAAATCCAAAAAATGTAGGTTTATACCCGTAAACCCATCACCAGTTACCGTTGTTGGAATCACCAATGGAAACTCATCCCATTGTGATAATTTTTCTTTTGTTAATGGGTCATAGCGAAAAAAGAACATTCTACCAACTGCAGCAAATGGCGTAATTCGTTTGGCGTCATTTAGAATATTAGATCTGTTTGTTGGGATTGTTGTTTTAGCAATCAATCCTTGTATATACGATTTTGCAGCAGCTGTTCTTGGAGCAATGTTTCGTTTGGCTAGTTCTCTATTAATTTTTTCTAATAATGCTGCCATTATATTCCAAGTTCGTCCTCAGTTATGAGATTAAATCTCCAATTTCTATCCTTGCAGTATTCCTTGGCGGCTTTCCACTTGGCTTCATTCACACCCCATGTTGCCACTTCTTGAATATATTGTCGCGTAACTCGACTCTTTATTTTAGGTGGAACGGATTGGCTCTTTGGTTTTACTTCCAGAATCATACTTTCCTGAATCCCGTTTTTATTGCGCACTTGGACGAAAAAGTCTGGAAAATAACGATGCCATCGATTGTCAACTGGGGATAAATATGGTATAACGATTTCCTCGTTAGACCAGCCGATTACACTCGTATTTTCGTCCAGGTGCACCATAACTCGGCGTTCCCATAACGACCTATACCAGATGTTTGTGGGGTCACCTAAATATTTACTAGTGTTTTTCGGACTAAATTTGCCACTGTATGCCATCAATTATTTATAGGAAATCTTAATGACCGAGATATTGCAGAGTATTGATGTAATTGGAAAACGACCTGGAGTCGATACAAGAGGCGATGAGGTTCTAACAGATATTAATGTCATTGGCAGAACACCTGGGAGGGGTCCAAGAGACGGCGAACTGCTAGAAGGCATTGATGTTATTGGGAAATCCAGAGCAAAATCTGCGCCGAAGCATCTATATTACCCACTTAATATCGGCGACCCAACTGGTGGATTTAAAAATGCAGTTCGATTTGTAGCCTATGCTCAACAACGATCTTTCTTAGATGATCCAAATGTGACTCCATCATTCCGTAATCCACCAGATCAGTATAATGGAAAGGTTAGACAATTCCCCATAACACAAGGCGCATTTAATACTTCTTTTTTGTTTCAGAGTTCTCTTGTGCAAGGCTCTAAATTTAATATTGGAAAAGTGACTGAAGATTTGATTGGAATTGGTGCGAATGGATACGAGTATTTAACAGGTGGACAAAAAACGAATTATGGCAGAAGAACTGTTGAGTTAGACAGTTCAATCACATTGTACATGCCAGATACGATTATTAATCAAGATAAGCATGATTATCAACCAATATCAATCAATCAGGCATCAGGCAAAGCTGGATTGTATACTGCAGGATTTCCAGCTTCAGTTGGTGGATTAGGTTCTCCGTTAGGTAGAACTGAAGTATTTGCAGAACTAGCAGGCAGAGCTGGAATATTTGGTTCTCGATCAACTGAAGCCATACTTGCTGGTCTTGGATATGCATTAAATCCAATGCTTGAGACCACATATGGTGGAACACAACCAAGAACGTTTATGTTTCAGTTTAGATTTGCGCCAAGAAATCTTAAAGAGGCAGATGAAATCAAAAAAATTATTAAGACATT